ATCAAACCCTGGCGGTGTGGGGCACGAATGGGTAAAGCAAAGGTTTATTATAGGCAATAAACCGTTTATACCGGCGAGCTTAGACGATAACCCATACATTGACCGCGAGGGATACATAAAAAGCCTTATGCATCTTGACCCTGTAACCCGGGAACAACTGCTAAAAGGCGACTGGACCGCAAGGGAAGCCGGCAACAAGTTTAAGCGGGAATGGTTTGAGATTGTTGACAGCTACCCGGCCGATGCCCGGCTGGTCAGGTACTGGGACCTGGCGGCTACGGAACCCAAACCGGGGAAGGACCCAGACTGGACGGCGGGGGCATTGCTCGCAGAAAAAAACGGAATATTTTATATTATTGATATCAAACGCACAAGGACTACTCCAGCAGGAGTTGAGGCGTTAATCAGGCAGACAGCAGAACTTGACGGCAAGAAAGTGGACATATATATGGAGCAAGAGCCTGGTTCTTCAGGGGTTAACACGATAGACCATTACCGGCGCAGGATACTAGCCGGTTTTGCTTTTTATAGAAACAAGACAACAGGGTCTAAAGAGATAAGGGCAAACCCTGTTAGTTCCCAGGCAGAGGCAGGGAATATAAAGCTGGTGCGGGGTCCGTGGATAAATGACTTTTTGGACGAAGCAGAATTATTCCCACACGGAGCCCATGACGACCAGGTTGATGCTGTAAGTGGCGCCTTTGAAATGTTGACCAGGAGAATAAGAATAGGACCAGTAAATAAACCGACGGGATGGTAAGGATGGTGATATAGATGCTTACGAGCTTAAATTTTCTTGCGCCAGGCCAGCCCTGGCCGCCGCCAACAGAAGCGGAGCGGTTGGAAAGATATGCAGAGAACCGACTCCTGTTCGAGGGCAAGCATGAGCTGGTATATAAAGACTGGATTCGGCTGTTGCGTGAGGACCAGCAGGCTATCCTTGAAATAGTATTGAACTGGCACAAACGATTGACGCTCTTGTTTGCGGATCTGCTGCTGGGCGAGCCGCCGAGGATTATAGCCGGTGACCAGGACAGCGAGGAGCAAAAAGCCGTTGAACGCATTATTGACGATAACGAACTTTTCAATGTGGCCTACGAGGTGGCGTTGGATGTGTCACGTTACGGTACAGGCATCTTCAAGGTACGCTATGACGGCAGGGCCATAATCGAAGGCCAGCAACCGGCGATATGGTTCCCCGTGGTTAAGCCGGACAATATCAAAGAGATTCAGGCCCATGTTTTAGCTTGGACATATGAGGAAGATACTCAGGAGCGGGGCAAGACCGTTACAAAGAAGTACCTGCAGACCGAGATACACGAGCGGGGAAGGATTACGACAGCGAAATATCCGATTGAGAATAACATAATCGGCCCAGCTATAGAGCGAGAAGAAACAGAAACCGGTGTAGATGGGTTCTTAATTGTGCCGGTCAACAACGTGCTAACCACTGACAGAGTAACTGGCCTGGACGATTATATCGATTTAGACAGCATCATCCAAGAGCTTGAGATCCGTATTGCACAGATAAGCCGCATACTTGATAAGCATGCGGACCCGAATATGTACGGTCCGGACACGGCTCTGGAGCACGATCCGACAACGGGGCAGTGGGGATACGGGGGCGGAGGCAAATACTTCCCGGTGAGCCAGGGGGAACAGCCACCTGGATACGTCACATGGGACGGACAGCTTGAGGCGGCATTTAAGCAGATTGACTTACTCATGGAGCAGCTATATATCCTTTCCGAGACATCAGCAGCGGCATTTGGTCAGCTCAAGGCGGGGCTGGCCGAATCAGGCACAGCACTAAGACGATTGATGATGGCTCCGCTGGCGAAAGTAAACCGTATACGAATGAGGTTCGATCCGGCACTGAAAGAGGTTCTCTGGCTGGCGTCAATACTGGAGAAGGTGCAGGGCAAGGCAGGCGCAATAGTGCTTGAGAATATTCATATTGACTGGAAGGATGGTCTGCCAGATGACGAGCAGGAGCTTACACAGAATGAAGTCCAGAGGTATACTGCCGGGCTGACAAGTCTTGAAAGCTCACTCAGGCGGCTGTATGGTCTTGAGGGGCAGGCACTACAGGATGAAATAGACAGGATAAAAACCGAGCAGACAGCGCAGGGCAGCACTGAATTGCCATCTATCAAACTGCCGCCGGCAGAGGGCGAAGGCACAGGTGAAGAATAATGCCAGATGTAAGGAGGTTCAGCGACGCCGAAATAAACCGACTTATTAAATTTTATGAGCAG